CTTAATCATTTTATTGGCATGAGAAACACTAGGGAATGGGCTTTTCAAGGCTGCCCTATGTCACAAGTTGAAATTAAGCCCTATATCCAAGGTGATCCAAGGGGTGCAGCGCTTTATTTGATTCGCCCTGATGATATCCCAGAGGGCAAAAATGTAGATTCTTATTATTCCCGTGGCATTTGCGTTTATTAAGGGGCTTTATGATCTATGCAACATTAGCCCTAATCTTACGAATACTTACAAAACGATAAATTTAAGCCCTCTACGGAGGGTTTTTTCTTGTCTGTCAAAAGGCCACATTTAAGGCTCTAAAGGGCTTTACCCTTCCCACGCTATACCCCATTGCATAAAAACGTCTTAAAAGGGGCTTTTATCGCTTTCTAGTGGCATTTCCTGAGTCAATCTGCGAATGGTTATGTCAAGGGCTGCTAGTTCATCCATTTTTTTGATGCGCCATATAGCCTTAGTGCCGTGCCAGCTATTGTGACAATCACGGCATAAAGCAATCACGCAATATTGTAGTTTTTGCTCTATGTGATGTGCGTCACTTGGCCCATGTTGATCGCACACTGAGCAAGGTAATAGTTTGACCTTTCCTATGTGTAGTCTTTGCTTTGCGCTCAGTTTGTTATTCATTGTGTAGCTTTTTGCTCTATACGGGCTGAGTATTGGGCGGTTCTCCAGCATTCTATTCGTGCTTGAGCTGCGGTCATTAGCCATCGGTACTTCTCCTCAGTTTCAACGGCTTGCTTGATGCCCTCAAGTATTTGAATATATTCAGGGTGAGCATAGGCAAAGGTTTCTTGCTTTCCAATTACTTCTGTTCCCGCTTGGCTTTGGAGTTGGGCTTTTCTTGATTTACGAAACTCTTCAAGATACATTCTTTCCGATTTAGCCTTTGCATATAATGGCGCTGTGTCAATAATAAATTGAATTGCTTTGGTGGGTTCGTTCATATTATCTCCACGACTAAATCATTATTTGATTTAATATAATCTTTGGTTTTCTTAATATATCTCTCGAATTCTGATCGACTAATGCTTGATTGTTGTAAATCAGCATATTGGATTAAATCCCTAATTGACTGTATGCCCTCACCCGATAAGCCCATGCGCTTACTTGATTGAAACCTAACTGCCGCTTCATGTAAGGCTTTTTGGGCTTTCTCGCATACTGGCAACACCTCATCTTTTCCGACACCACACCTGGCAATCGTTTCACTCAGGTTTAGAACATCGACAAGGGTACGCCAATCGGTTACTGTTCCTTGTCCTTTAGTCATTGCTTCTAATGCTGAGTATTCCATCATTCTGAGCTTGTCTAGCTTGTCTCTATGGGTGATTGACGCACCTACTATTGCGTGACTAAGTGGGTCAATCAATGCCCAAACCTTGCGTTTAGTTCGCTTTCTCATTCGTACTTGTAGTTCAGCTTGTGGTGTTGGAAACGCATTGCCGCTTCCATTTCGAGTTCTTTGAAGTGTTCGTCAGAGAATAGCCCTATGACGTTTCTGCCCTCAAACCAAACCTCTTTAATCGACTCGTTATAGGTAGTCTCACCATCGTTCTCATACTCGTAAACGACTGTGACGATCTCGCTACCTTCGCCTGTGGTTGTGTCAAATTCCCAAGTTTTTTCCATCATTCACTCCTGTTTAAAAATTAAATGTTAGTCTTGTTTTGCAAGGTTTTCTATTGGGACTTACCCTAATCCAAGCATTCTTTTATGCAAACGTCTACTCCTGAAACACTTGAATAAACCTTGGAAACATGGATATTCACGATCTGCGAATCATCCTTGTAAACAACTCCATTCATAGCGTCTTCTACGCTTTTAAGCACATTGGATGCATCTGGCTTCTTAATTGGCTTCTCTAAGCCGTTTAAACAGGCTTCTATGCGCTTTTTGGGCAAAGACTTAGGGATTGGCGCTCTAATGTACAAATACAGCGTTACAGGGGTTTCCAATGGTTCGCTACTTCCCATTGCTTCTATTGCGGCTTCTTTGATTAAAGACTCATAGTTTCTTGTTTTGTCAGGGGTGTAAGTAGAAATATGGTTTCCACGTTTGGCATACCTTGCTCTTTGTTTGCCAACAGGGTCAGCGTCAACCTTAAAAGTGACCATGAAGCTCATAGCAATGTCCCATCTTTGATTCTGTTCATGTATTCTCTGATTCTGTCTCTCGCACCAGTACCATAGATTCTTTCGGCTCTCTCAAGCCTCGCCCTGATGAGGTCACGATTCTTTGACCACTCCCAGTTGCGGTAGAGTTCCCTTGCTTCTGCTTGTTCAAGGATCACTCTGTCGCTCTCATTGGATATTGTTTTTCTCGAATAAGCCATAGGGGTTTACTCTAGGTCGCCAGTAAGCTCTAAGGCTTTGTTTATCAGGTGTAGAGGATAAGGAACACCCTCCTTAACCTTGTCCAACAGTTTCATTGCTTCAAAGTGGGACATTTTTTAGTTTTTTCTCTAAAACATAAGACCAAATAGCACCGCCAGAAACCTTGGCTACAAACTGAAGTGCAACAATTTCAGGCATCAAAACGCCAAACGCAATAGTTGGGAAAAGCAAAGAGTCAACGGCAGCGCCAGCAGTATTTGAAACATTGGCTCGTTTGATCCATGAGCCTGTAGTTTTTACAAAAACTTCCCAATCTACCAAAGCCGCCACTAAGAACGAGACCGCAGAAGCTATTGCAATCATTCCTGCCGCAGGGTTTAACAAATACGTTAAAACACCTGTTCCCAATATTAAGCCTCCCATTTGCCATGTTTTGAGTCGAACATGAAGCCAATCACGCAATGTAAGGTCTAATCCAATCAGTAAAAAAGCGTTTATTGGGCTGATTGCTGGCCCAAATGTAGCCACCAAAAGGTTTGCGGCAATCATTGCCACGGCATATGTAATTAAAGCAAAAATCATAAAAGTGTTTCCTGTTCCATTGGTTGATAAAAATTCCATTGAGAAGGGGCATTAAATGCCTCGATCCTAGAACGCATGACTTGCGCTCTTGCTTCCTTAGTTGGTGGCAAATAATTTCCATGCTTCCAATGCACATCAATACCAACATTTCTGCCAATATTTGTGCTGTCAGCTGATGAAAATGGTAATTTGGTGAAAATTGCAGGGTCTAGCATTCTTAAACCATGCAGTTTGCAAGCAGGTCTTCCCATGTCATCACAAATGACTCTCATGGCTTGACTCATCTTGACCCACCAGTTTGATGTTCCTACTGTAGAAAACTCCCCAGAGCTACCAATACAGACTCGCAAATAAGTGTTTGCAAGTTGTTCAAGTCTCTCAAGGGATTCATGCATATGCCAAACTGGTGCGCCAAACCATGTCGGCAGCGGGCAGTCTTTTAGCAAAGCATCGTTGTCTGCTTCAGTTCCATCAATAACGTCAGGAATCACTGCAAAGTCGCAAGAAGGGACTTTTTTGAGATTTAGTGACCAATCGTAAAAAGGTTGCCAATCTTGGATTGGATTCCCAGATCGCCAGGCAGAGAATGCTCCATTGTCTATCGCAAAGGACTGACACACCTCAATTGCTGTTGAAAGTTGGTCAGAATGAGCAAACGACACAAACGCATGACCATTTTCAATTGCTTTGACAGAGGCTGTTAATGGGGTAATTGGCAAGCCGTGATAGTGAATCATTTGCGTAATTCCGCCAATCTTGCTCGGATGTGTTCAGGCATAGGGGAGGCTTTTTTTCTATCAGCCTCAATCTTTGCCAAGGCAGGATCAATTTTCACTTCAACTTTGATCCCGAACGATTCAGGAATCTCTGCCCCATCCCATCTTTGTTGGTTCAGATAGACCAAAGGTGCAGGAATAAAAGCGCCATCGTCTTTTCTCCAAGCGTCTGTAGTTTTCATCCACTCTATATGCTTGATGATCTGGTCTGCACAAGTATCGCAATAGAACTTTTTCCACTTAACTAGACAGGCAGCCTTGCCACCTTTTCTGAATGATTTAGGCCAAGTTGCCCAAAACTTCTCAAAATTATCCATTTTCATTCACTCCTATTTTCTTTAGACATAGTTTCTCCAAGGGTGGATAGAGGGGTTTCTATCCTACCTGCTCCAAGCATTTCAGTATTCATTCTTCACTCCTATTAACTTAAATACAAAAACGCCCCAAGTGCGCTTGACGAGTTAATTCGCTTATACATTTGGCCTTGTTCCACCATGTACCAAATGCTTTACTAGTCGCTTAACTAACGCTAGTCGGCAAACAGGGGGTGTTTCCTGATGTCGGTGTTCTCTTCCAAGCCATCCATGCAGATGCACTACTTTCGTGTGGAGTACGGAAGCTGTAGAACATAAAAAAAGCCGCTTACTACTGCCCTCGGTAGGAACCCTAAAGTAAAAACCAAGGGCGAGAGCATGAGTAAACGGCTTCAATTTATTGCTTCCTACGGCAACAATTTGATTGTACACAAATTTTGTGTTTGTCAACACCTTTTTTCAAATAAATTGATTATTTGTAATTTCAATTGCAGGTTTTGGTCTGCCAAGCAATCGTTTAGCTTGTGCATTCATAACCGCATACTCTGATTTACTGAAGATACCCTTGGCGTTTCTGATGTCAAAAGGGTTTAGCAAGCAGCGGGCTTCGTCTTTTGGCTTGCTCTCAATCAGGTGATCTGCAAGGGTGTACCTGGCAACTCTGTAGCGACCAACCTTGACCTCTTCTGTCGTTAGCTCACCTTTGTATCTCAATTTCTTAGCTGTGGACAGCACAGAGGACTTAGGCATCCCTGTTAAATCACAGAGTTCTTGTGAAGTAAGTGGCCCATTCTGTAGAGCTTTAATGATCATGGCTTGAGTCATTTAAAAAGGTTCTCCAAATTGATTTTGCGGTTTAGATGTAGTTCTAGCGTTCTGCCAAGCAAAGCAGTAATAGAAGCATCTAAGTCCTCTGGTTCGGTTGTGTAAGCATCTGCCATTGTTTGAGAGTACCCAAGCAAGGCTTCAGCGCATCTTTGTTCAAGTATTTCAACGTGCATAAGAAGAAGGAAGTAGGTAGAAGGGCTATTTACTAATAGGACAAGTCTTTTCAGATTAGCATAGAAAAAAGTGCTGTCTATTAGGGTAAATCCTAGTATAAAAGGCTAAAAAGGTGTGGCACATTAGCGGTGTGGGCAAATAGTAGTCCACGTTTAACAGGAGTGAATATGCCGATTCTTAATGGAAAAAAGGTCATAGACCTAGAAGTAGATGGAGTAGATAGCAGAGATTATCCAGACTTCTCTGATGCTTACTTCTCAGGTGGATGCTATGAAGATGGAACACCATTGACAGAGGATGAGTTAAACAAGCTCACCGATCTCGCAGGTGATGTTCTCTGGGAAATGGCTTTCGATAGGCTCACATGAAATCACTATTTCAGACCTATTTGGAAGAGTTTTCTGACATTAAATACTGTCCTTATTGCCTGACAATTAAGGGAAACAGAA